CGATACGAAGGAGAACTCTCCTCTTGACGAGCGCATGGACGATTTAATCGGATGGTATCTCTCTGCGCGTTTACAGAATTTTGATAACGTTGTTATCGGCGGAGCAAACAACATCGACAGCACGATGTACCTATTGGATATTCGCGGTAAGGCGTATCTTGGCGTACATGGAGACTTTGATGGGAGCATGACAAAAATTGCCTCATTACAGGCGATGGCTCGGTGCCCGATTTATGCTGTTTTGTCCGGGCATCTTCATCATAACCGCATTGACGAGGTACAAGGCGTGAAAACCGTCATGGCGGGCTCATTCCTTGGAATGGACGACTTTTGCATTCAGAAACGAATCTATGGCAGGCCGGAGCAGATGGTATGTGTCTGCGATGAAACCGGAATCGTCTGCCATTATGATATACCTTTAGCGTAATTGCGATATGCGTTTGCGGACGCATACTGACCGGGGCGGGGTGTCTCGCCCCGGTGTGATATGGGAGAGTAATCCCGCGGCGAAGATAGCTGACTGTAAATCAGTGACATAAGAAACATCGGTGGTTCGAGTCCACCTTCTCCCACCAATTCAATCAGCGGCGTTCAAGGGTGGTTCCCGAGGCGAATAGTTGTAGCTTAAACTGTGGGAGACTGTGATTCCTGCCGAGTCGCTGATGATATGGCTCATCAGCTCAGTTGGCAGAGCGCGTGACTGTTAATCACGATGTCGAAGGTTCGAGCCCTTCAGGAGCCGCCAACAATACCACAACGGAATTGCGGCATATGTCCTCGGAACTATGCCTATAGGAGCCGGATGCGTCTGGCTCCTATTCATTATATAAAGGAGGTGTCTGTGTGGGCAGAAGCACAAAAATGAACTCCATCACATCAGAAGCCAAGCTCTCGCAGGTCAACCCCGAAAATACGCAGCTTCTGAACGATTTTCTCGATTATCTTCGTTCTGTTCAGAGGAGCGAGACGACAATCAACGGATACGAGAACGACATTCAGATTGCCTGGGTGTGGTTGGGTGTGGTGCCTCGAAAACAACGGAAATAAATTCTTTGTCGATTGGACAAAGCGTAACGTCGTGTCCTATCAAAACTGGCTTTTGAATAATAACAGCAACAGTCCGGCGAGGATTCGCAGACTCAAAGCTTCTCTTTCTTCCCTCAGTAATTATATTTCCAATGTACTCGACGATGAATATCCGAACTTCAGTAACATCATCAACAAGGTGGAGAATCCAGTCAATCAGCCAGTACGCGAAAAGACAATATGGGAAGACAGCGAGCTTGAAGAGCTGCTCGACAAGCTTATGGAGCGCAAGGATTACGAAAAGGCGTGTTATCTTGCGCTTGCGATGTACAGCGGGCGCAGAAAGGCAGAGCTTTGTCGTTTCAAAATGTCTGATTTTTCGGACGATAAGCTGGTGTGCGACGGCGCTTTATACAAGAGTTCGCCAATCAAAACAAAGGGACGCGGCGGCGGAAAGATGATTCCGTGCTATACGCTTGCGAAGAAGTTCCAGCCATACTTTGACGCCTGGGCTCAAATGCGCGATGAACTTCATATTGAAAGTGAGTGGCTGTTTCCGAACCCAAAGAACGGCGACGAGTTCATTCCTATCTCCACAGTGAATAGTTGGGCAAATACATTTTCGAGACTTTCCGGGAAGCCAGCGTATATCCATAGTTTGCGGCACTACTTTACAACAAGTCTTGCAAAGGCGGGTATTCCTGACGGTGTGATTCAAAGCATTGTCGCCTGGGAATCTTCCGACATGGTGCGTGTCTATAAAGATATCGACGCAGACGAGGAAATCGGAATGTATTTCAAAGACGGAGAGATTTCAGTCCCAGATAAAAAGGGATTCGGAGATATCTGAGTGAATGTGTAGTAAAGGAGAAAACATGAACAGAAAAGAGTTAGTACGTCGCGTTGCCGCAGAGCTGCGCGATGGAGATATACGCAAACCAATTTCAATACCGAAACAGGTATTCCATATTTCTGACGACGAGGGACACTCCAAAGACTTCGTCGTTCGCAAGACGGACAAGAGCGTGATATACACGGTAGAAGATGTTGAAGCTATTATTGATACCTGTCTTGCGGTTATCGAGGATTCCATCAAACACGGAGAGCCGATTACACTTCGCGGCTTCGGTACGCTTGGATTGCGGTATAGGAAGCCTCGTGTATTAAAGCATGATGAAACCGGCGAGGAAGTAACAGCCGAGGGGCGCTATGTTCCACGGTTTTACTTTGGAAACGATTTGCGCATGGCGGCGAAGGTATATGAGCTTTCGCTTGCCGATGGACTTATTGACGAACCTCTGCCGATTTACAACGACGAGGACGGTGAGTAACCGTGCCGATTGAAGTCAATACAGATAAAGCGGTTTGTTCGAGATGCGGAAGAGCTTATGGGCAATATAAGGGCAATTTCCCCGTCAGCTATTCCTTTTTATACAAAGGTGTCGGGCATCTTCCAATCTGCAAATCATGCGTAGAGGTGATATATAACGATTACCTAAATCGCTGTAACGACGCAAAGGCTGCGGTTCGGCAGGTTTGCAGGAAGTTGGATTTATACTGGGACGCCGGAGCATACGAAACCGTATCGAAGAAGAATAGCAATAGAACGATTATGCTCCAGTATTTGCAGCGTATCAACTCCGTAAATTATGCCGGGAAATCCTATGACGACACATTGAATGAAGAGAACATGTTGTGGGATTTCGATACCGTTCGTGCGGATTCAGACGAGATAGATTCAACAAGCGTCGCATCTGACGTTGTGGCGTTCTGGGGTTCCGGCTACACGCCTGGGTTGTACGCAGAGCTTGAGCAGAGACGCGCCTATTGGAGGTCTCGGTTCCCGGATGGCACGGAACTGGATATCGGCACGGAGGCAATCATTCGTCAAATCTGTTCTCTGGAGCTTGACATCAACAGAGACAGAGCTGCTGGGCGAAGCGTTGAAAAAAGCGTTACCGCATTAAACTCATTGCTCGGAAGCGCGAATCTAAAGCCGGTTCAGAAGCGGCAGGACGATATGGATGCGGCTTTATCTTCCACGCCTCTCGGCGTGTGGCTGTATCGTTACGAGAATAAACGCCCGCTGCCGGAAATCGACGATGATTTGAAAGACGTAAACGGACTTCGCAGATACGTCTTTACATGGATGGGGCATCTTTGCAAGATGCTTGGTTTGAAGAACGCATACTCTCAAATGTATGAGGATGAAATCGCAAAGCTTCGCGTGGATAAGCCGGAATACGACGGAGAGGATGACGAAACATTTTTTGCTGAGGTAATGATGGATGAACCTCCCGGCACAGAAGTTGGGAATGAATCCATATGAACAGATACCAGCGCATAATGGATGGCGCTGCGTATTGGGGAGCATTTTACCGCTATAATCCAGACAAATTTGCGGAGGACTATCTGCATTTGAAACTAAAAAAGTTTCAAAAGATTCTCCTCGTGATGATGTTTTGGAGTACGATTTTCGTTTTAATTGCGTGTCGCGGGCTTGGAAAGACATTCTTGAGCGCGATTTACTGCGTGATTCGGTGCATCTTATATCCGGGAACAAAGGTGTGTATCGCGTCCGGTACTCGCGGGCAGGCAATCAATGTCCTTGAAAAGATAATGTATGAGCTGAAACCGGCGTCGCCGGAGCTCTGTGCCGAGATAGACGAAAAGCAGTCAAATGTAAACGGCACCAATGCGAAGATAGTGTTCTTCAACACAAGCGTCATCAAAGGCGTGACGGCAAGCGATTCTGCGCGAGGCAATCGCTGCCATGTCTTACTACTGGACGAGTATCGATTGATTTCAAAGGATACGATTGATACTGTTCTGAGAAAGTTCCTTACACTCCGTCGGATGCCTCGTTACGAAGAGTTGACGGACGAACAGCGTAAGGAAGAATATGCGAAAGAAAAGAATCTGACAATGTATCTCAGCTCTGCGTATTTCAAAGACCATTGGTCGTATACAAAATGCGTTGATACGTTAAGAGCTATGACAGATTCACAGCGGCATCAGTTTGTGTGCGGCTTCCCCTATCAGCTTTCCATCAGCGAGGGGCTGCTCGATGCGGAAACAGTTGCCGATGAAATGGCTGAATCTGATTTCAGCGATATCAAATTCTCGATGGAAATGTGCGCAGAGTTCTACGGAAGCGCAGACGGCGCATTTTTCGATTTCGATTCAATATCCAAAAACAGAAGAATCAAGTACCCTATGTTACCGGACAGATTATCTTCTAAGCTCAATTCACAGCTCCTCAAAATACCACAAAAGCAGAACGGCGAGGTTCGGTTGCTGTCTGCTGATATTGCTTTGATGTCGAGCAGACGTAACAACAATGACGCAACTGCGATTTTTATTAACCAGCTTATCCCGACAAAAGCAGGAAGGTATTCAAGCAACATTGTATATGCCGCTTCTTGTGAGGGGTTGAGGACGGACGACCAGGCGCTGATGGTGAGAAAGCTGTTCGATGAATATGCTTGCGATTACATTGTGCTTGACGCAAACGGCATCGGTCTTGGCGTCTTTGACGCTCTGGCGAGAGACATAGTAGATACGGATACTGGAGAGATTTATCCGGCGTTGTCATGCTGCAACAATCAGGAGATGGCATCGCGGTGTACAGTCCCAGGAGCGGCTAAGGTAATATGGGCAATCAAGGCAAGTGCGCAGTTCAATTCGGACTGTGCCTTTTTATTGCGCGAAGGATTCCGCAGCGGAAGGGTTCGCCTTCTGATGAACGAGTATGACGCGGATGAACTTCTTGATTCAATCAAAGGATATGCGTCCTTGAACCCGGGCGAAAAGATGCAGCTCAAGCTTCCATATATCAATACGACGTTATTGATAGACGAGCTTGTGAACCTGCAGCACGAAGAGTCCGGCGGCAAGGTGAAGATTTTTGAAAAGTCGGGTGCCAGAAAAGATAGGTATTCGAGTTTATCATACAGCAATTATGTGGCGATACAGCTTGAAAATAAGCTCGGCAAACGGTTCGGAGTCAATACGCAAGCGTCCGATATGTTTGTTATAAAGCCACCATCTTATACAGGAAAGGCGGTGAATATGACAGGTGCCAGGGGCAAACAAACAACGTGGTACTGAGAAAAATAAGGACGCGAGTTTCAGCGGATATATTGGAATATCAGAGAAGTTTGCTATTCTGAATCGGCTGATTACAAGGGACTTAAACAACAACCGAAACACTCCAACTTTTTCTCTGTATACAAAAGACGATATCACAAAATATCTCTCCAATCCATATAAGTATGAGAAGCAGCTTCGTCGTGCCGTTATCTACATATATGGCGCAAGTCCGCACTTTCGTAGACTTATCCAATACTTCGTTGGTTTATCTGATTTGTCTTACATCGTTGAGCCGTATAAGATTGAGCCAAAGAAGGCGAACGTGAAAACGGTAAACAACAATTACCGCAAGGTTTTAAGCTTGCTGTCTTCAATGAGCATCAAGACGCAGTTCCCAAAAATCCTGACGGTATGTTTACGCGAAGACGTGTTTTATGGAACTGCATGGATTACAAGCGATAGCGTTACGATTCAGCAGCTCCCAAGCGATTACTGCCAGATTTCCTCCGTAGAGGGGAATGTACCGAACGTCACATTCGATTTTTCATATTTTGATACGCATAACAATCTACTTGCGTACTACCCGTCTGAGTTCAGGACAAAATACAATAAGTACAAGTCAAACAGAACCGTCAAATGGATAGAGCTGGATTCCCCGACATCGTTTGCGATTAAATGTAATTCTGACATTCTTGATTACGCTATCCCGCCATTTGCTGGCATTTTGCGTGAAATATATGAGCTTGAGGATTATCGCCAGCTTAAACTGACGAAGACTGCGCTTGAGAATTATGCGATGCTAGCAATGAAGTTACCAATGGAGGATGACGGTAGCTGGGGAATTGACTTGGATAAGGCGAAAGAGTTCTGGAGAAATCTGGATGCTGTCTTGCCGGAGGAGGTTGGTTCTGTTCTGACGCCGATGGCGATTGACA